TGATCCATGATATTCGGCAGATCCTGTTCCACTTCCAGGAGTACAATATTCCGACCGATAACCTGACGCTGATCATGCAGCCGGTGCTGGCGACATCGATCGGCACCATGCTGACAACGTTGGGCGTGGTGGCGTTCCCGAATGTCAATGGCAATGGCGGCAATATCCTCGGCATCACGGTGTTGACTTCGAACAACTCACCTGCCGGGCAAATCACTGCAATTCATCCACCGTCGGTGTTTGTGGCGGACGAGGGCGGATTGCAAATCGATGTGTCACGCGAGGCATCGGTTGAACTGGATTCTGCACCTGCGGCCGGCAACTACCACCTAGTCTCGGCATTCCAGAACAATTTGGTGTTTGTGCGTGCTGAGCGTTACATCACGTGGATGCGCGGTCGAGACAAAGGCGTGTTTTATATGACAAACGCTGCCTACGGTGGGGCGGTGACCGGATGATGATGCGCGCATTGAAGTCGTTCGATTATAACCACCGCAAGCTTGCGGCAGGTGAAATATTCGAGCCGCTTTCAGACGCGCATCGCATGGTGTTGTCCGCGGCCAAACTGGCTGCGGAGAGTGATGATGCGGTGCCGGTGCGCAAAAAACAGCGTTACCGGCATCGCAAACTCGAGGCCGAGAAAGGATGAGAATCCTCGGCTTCGAGGTTTCCGTGCGCAAGCAGTCGCCCATGCTGCCGACCAACATCTATGACCGTGGCTGGTGGCCGATCGTGCGCGAGCCGTTTGCCGGAGCATGGCAGCGCAATCAACCGCTGAGCATGGAAAATCCGCTGCAGAATGCGACGTTGTATCGTTGCGTCGCCATGATTTCAGCTGATATCGCCAAGATGCGGCTCAAGCTGATGCAGCCGGTCGATCAGGTTTGGCAGGAGACAACGGCAAGCGCTTTCTCGACCGTCCTCAACAAGCCAAATCGCTATCAGACCCGCATTCAATTCTTTGAAAGCTGGATGATTTCCAAGCTGCGTGCCGGCAACGCTTACGTTCTCAAGGAAAGAGACAATCGCAACGTCGTCAGCGCGCTGCACGTGCTCGACCCCAATCGCGTCAAGCCTATGGAGGCATTGGACGGTTCGTTGTTCTATGATCTCAATACCGATCACCTGGCCGGTATTACCGAGGAACATGTCGTGATTCCGGCCAGCGAGATCATGCACGACCGCATCAATTGCCTGTTTCACAAGATGGTCGGCATGTCGCCGCTTTATTCTACGGCCGCGCCTGCTGCACGCGGACTGTCGATTGAACAGTTTTCCGCAATGTTTTTCGGCAATGCGGCGCGACCTTCCGGCATCCTGACAGCGCCCGGCAACATCGATGAGGCCACTGCAGCACGGCTGGAGAACAACTGGCACAACAATTATACCGGCATCAACCAGGGCAAGGTGGCGATCCTGGGTAGCGGGCTGACATGGAATCCGCTGCAACAGAACGCTGTCGATAGCCAATTGATCGAGCAGCTCAAGCACAACAACGAAACGATCTGCACCGCGTTTGGCATCCCGGCATTCATGGTCGGGGCGAAAGATCCGCCAAATTATCAAAACGCTGAACTGCTCGATCTGCAATATTACAAGCAATGTCTGCAAAGTCTGATCGAGCACATCGAACTGATCCTGTCGGAAGGCCTTGGCTTGATCGGTGCCGGCTATCGCGCCGAATTCGACCTGACCGGTCTGTTCAGGATGGACTCGCAGACGCAGATCACGGTGTTGGCGGAGGGCGTCAGCAAGGGCATCCTGTCGCCCAATGAGGCTAGGCGCGTGCTCGGCTATATTGATGTAACCGGCGGCGAATCGCCGATGGCGCAGCAGCAAATGTTTACCCTGCAGGCACTAGCCAACCGTGCCAACGCCCCTGCATTACCGGCTGCCCCGGCACCGATGCCGAATCCAACCACGCCGGCACCGACACCAATCAATCAACGCGCCTTGCTCGACGCGATCCGCAGGAGCCTAGGCCATGCAACTGCCGCTTGAGGATATTCTTGGGCGCGAGATCGCCGAAATTATCAAGGAACACATTGCGCCTTATAGAGCGATCGTCATTCAACAGGAACAGCGCATCGCTGCGCTCGAGGCGCGCAAGCCGGAAAAAGGCGAAACCGGGCTGCAGGGTCCGCGTGGTGAAAAAGGCGACCGCGGCGATCTGGGATTGCGTGGCGAAGTCGGCATCCCCGGCAAGGATGGCAAAGACGGCAGGGATGGCCTGTCCATTCATGGCGAAAAGGGCGAGCCGGGACCGCCAGGTCCGCCGGGCCAAGACGGCAAGGATGGCGTCGGACCATCACGCGGGCGTTACCGCGGGCCATGGAAACACGATGATGATTTCCATCTCGACGACATGGTCTCCTGCGGTGGCAATGGTTGGGTCTGCATGATAGAGGGGGCAAAAGATAAGCCGGGCGACTCGAAGCAATGGCAATTGTTCGTCAGGAAAGGCAGCAACGGCAAGGACGGCGAACGAGGTCCGCCCGGTCCACAGGGGCCGACGGGCAAATATGAGCCATGAGGAAATCCCTTTTCACCATCATCGAGCCTACCTCGCCGGTCTATGACCTGACCACGGTCGATGCGGTGAATGCGGCGCTCGGCATCACCGGCAATACTGCCGACGATGCGATTATGGCGGAGAAGATCACGGCGATTTCCAAGATGATCGGAGAATTGTGCGATCGCTATTTCGCCATGCTGACGGTTTCGGAAAGCTTTCGCCTGTCGTTTTATGATCCGACACGCGGGATTAATCTGCGCCAGTTTCCGGTCAGCGAACTTAACTCGATCACGGTCGGCGGCAGCATAGCCGACCCTGCCGGCTACGAACTCGACAAGGAGGCTGGTCTGCTTTGGCTGGTGCCGGGCATGTGGTCATGGGCCTATTCGCCGGTCAATAGTCATTGGTCGGGCGAAGTGGTTGCGCAATACAGTGGTGGTTTTGACTTGCCCGACGACGCGCCGGTATTGCTGTCACAGGCGTGTATCGAGACTTTGCGATGGCAGCACTTCAGCGGCAATCGCGATCCGTCCATCCGTTCGACGACGCATGGCGATACGACCGTGACGTACGGGGATTATTACAATCGCTTCCGCTATGCGTCTGCAGGTAAGGGTGCTGCTGCTCCGGTCAGTTCAATTCTGCCGCCAAACGTCACTGAAATGATCCAGAATTACGCGAGGCTCAACGTTTGAGCTGGCGCGTCGAGCCGTTATGGAAAGGGGAAGTCGGATATATCGTTGGCGGCGGCACATCGTTGCTTGATCAAAACCTTGAGCTGATCAGGGACAAGAACGTCATCGCCATCAACAGCAGCTATCTTGCGGTGCCATGGGCGCAATACGTTGTGTTCGCGGACATGCGCTGGTTTCTGCATCATCGCAAGGCACTGATGAACTTTGGCGGCAAGATCGTCAGCTGCTCGACCTCGGCCAGCGGTCCGCCGCCGATCATGACGATGATCCGCAAGACCACGCCGGGACTCGCCACCGATACCCATACATTGATGGTGAAGAACACCACGCTCACAGCGGCGATGAATCTTGCAGTACATCTTGGCGTGGCGAAGATTGTCTTGCTCGGCATCGACCAGAAGGCCGGGCCGGATGGGAAAATACATCACCACCCTCCGCATCCATGGAAACCAACCGCCGATTGCTGGCGGCGGCAGCAGACCGACCTGCCGAAGGTTGCTGAAGACTTGACGCTGCTCAACATCGAATGCGTCAACGCCTCGCCGGGAAGCGCATTGACGACCTGGCCGATCGTGCGATTGGAAGACCATGTTGCTGCCGCCGATCCGATCGCAGCCATCGCTCGCGTCGCCTGACCGGCGGCTACACATCCTCGGCATGCAGGGTTTGGGAGATAATATCTATCAACGCGCGTTTATTCATGCGCTTTCTCGCCAGCGGGATATTTACCTGGAGACTTCATGGCCTGAATTCTATGCCGATCTGCCGATCAAATTTGTGCGGCCAACGGGCGGGTATTCGCGGTTGCGCACGCAGAACAAGAATGTCGCGCGAAGTCGTGTGACCTGGGCACCGCGCCCGACAACCATGCCGAGGGTGCGCAATACCTATCAGGCAGCATTTCAGGCCGGACGCTCGATTATCAACGGCATGGAGCAATCGTTCGGCATCAAGCTCGAGCCGCAGTTGTTCGGTCTACCGGCGTTGCCGCCGCCGCCGATAATTCGAACAGATAAGCCCCTGGCTTTCGTGCGGCCGATCACTGTCAGGAGTGAATGGCTCAACCCGGCGCGCAATCCGGAGCCGCAATATATTGCTGATATCGTCGAGGCATTACGGCCGACGCATCATATCGTTTGCGTGGCCGACGTTGCCCATGCCGCCGAGTGGTTCATTGGAGTACCGCCTAATGGCGACAGCGAGTTCATCCACGGCGAATTGCCGGCGATGGATATGCTGGCGCTGCTGGCGGGGTCCGACATCATTATCGGCGGCATGGGTTTCATCATCCCGGCGGCGCTCGCGCTTAAGAAGCATTGCTTTGTCGTGCTCGGCGGCCAGGGTGGACATAACGCACCAAGTCGCGTGCTCGATCCACGGCTTGACTGTTCGCGCATCGGCTTTGCCACCCCTAAGGACTTTTGCCAATGCACGAACATGCGGCACAACTGCAACAAGGCGATCCCCGACCTGATGCAACAGTTCTGCCGTTTCCTCGACCGACGCTTTACGACACCGTCGCCGGCAAACATCTGCAATGGTTCCCCGAGCTCGGCATCGGCTATTTCAATGTGACGGAATGTCCTTACGACCAGGCGTATTTCGATCGCTTCGCAAAGCAGGCGGACAGTCCGATTGGCCGCAGCCTGATGGCGGGCCGGGTGCGGTTCGTGGCGCAATATCATCGCGGTGGGCTGGTCGATGTTGGTATCGGTTCCGGCGCATTCGTTGAGAGACGCAATGCAATCTGTCATCGCTCGACGATGGGCTTCGACATCAATCCGGCGGGCATTGCCTGGCTGAAAGAACGCAAGCTGTGGTGTGATCTCAAGGCGACGGTCCCGGCCATATCGATGTGGGATGTGCTCGAGCATATCCATGACTTTCGGCCATTATTGTCCCGAGCGTCACGATGGTTGTTTCTGTCGGTGCCAATATTCCGCGATGCCGAGCATGTGCTGCGCTCCAAACATTACCGTAAGGACGAGCACTGCTGGTATTTCACGCGGCGCGGCCTGATCGCCGTCATGCGCGGGCTGGGTTTCGTTCTGGCCGGCAGCAGCAATATGGAAACAAGCGCCGGGCGCGAGGATATCGGCGCCTTTGCCTTCAGGAGAACGGAATGACTCTGCACGTTGCGGACAGCACGGCGCCCGAGCGAATCAAATACGAGGAAATATGGAGCTATCCCGAATATAAAGTTTACTCGCCGGGATTGGAGAACGTCGAACGCTTCATTGAAGTGCTTGAGCCTGTCGCCATGGCGAGCCTCATCGATATCGGTTGCGGTTCAGGCAGCGCTGGCATGAAGTTCGCCAACCTCGGCTTTCGCGTGTCGTGGCTTGACCTGACGGACGCAGCGCTCGACCCGCAGATTGATCGCACGCGGTTTATCCAATGTGCGTTGTGGGATGATTGGGGCAATAAACGCGGGTGGGATTACGGCTTCTGTTGCGATGTGATGGAACATCTGCCGCCGGAATATACCATGCTTGCGCTAGATCGCATCATCAAGGCGTGCCGAGTCACATGGCTGCAGATTGCCTTGCATGATGACGGGTTTGGGAAGTTCATCGGCAAGCCGCTGCACCTGACTGTGCAAACTTTTGCGTGGTGGCGCGACCGCATTGCAACGCTTGGCACATTGACCGAGGCGCGTGACCTGTGTGGAACGGGTCTCTACGTGGTGAACCGATGAGCGGACGCGGCCGGCACGACGCAGCACAAACACACGTCACCTTTGATCCGAAGAAAGTTCTTGAAATATCGTTCTCGCCCGACTGCCGGGTCAATGTCACCGACGAGCAATTGCTAGCGCAAGTGGCCGAGAATATCCGGCGCGGTCTGCCGCAGGCCATGCCATACGATCCCAACCCAGACGTCGCCATTCTGGTGGCCGGCGGGCCATCGCTCAAGACAACCGAGAAGGAGCTGGTCGAGACGATCTGGCGCACCGGCGGCAAGGTGTTCACCGTCAACGGCGCCTACCAATGGTGCATCGATCACAACATCCGGGTGCATGCCGCGGTGGTCATGGATGCGCGCGAGTTCAATGCGCGCTTTGTCGAAACCCCAGTGCATGACTGCCATTACCTGCTGGCCTCGCAATGCCATCCGAAGACATTCGAGATGTGCCGCGATCGCATCGTAACGATATGGCATGCGCTGAGCGCCGGCGATGACGAGATAAAGTTGCTGGAGGACTATTACTTTAAGCGCATCAACCCGATCACGATTGGCGTGACCGTATCGATGCGTGCCATATCGCTCATGCGGATGCTTGGATTCCAGCGGCTTGAGATCTTCGGCCTGGACTCCTGCTGGCTCGACGGCGACCACCACGCCTACGAGCAGGCGGAAAACAACAACGAAAGAACTATGAGCGTGTGGTGCCGTCCGAAAGGACGTGATGACTTGGCGCAGCGGTTCGTCTGTTCAGTATGGCAAGCCAAACAGGCGGAGGACTTTTTGCAGCTCGTTAAGGAACGTGGCGAGTTGTTTCAATTGAACGTGCACGGGCCGGGACTCATCGCAACCATCATCCGTACCGGAGCGGAATTGGAGATAGAAGATGCGCCGCCGGAATCCACATAGCGAAGAAACAAAACGTAAGATGTCGGCGGCGGCCAAGGGTAGAACCTTTAGCGCCGAGACTCGTGCGAAGATGCGAGCCGCTAAGCTCGGCAAGCCCGGCCCGTGGACCGGCATAAAGCGCGGGCCGCAATCGGCAAAGTGGCGGGCAAACATAAGTGCAGGTAATTACGGAAAACCGGCTTACTATCCTAAGCAGCGATTTTATTATCGCGATATTCCGTTTCGCTCATCGTGGGAAGTTCTGCTCGCCAAGGCATTTGATGAGCGCAACATCAAATGGGAATATGAAACACAGAAGTTCGATCTTGGCACTGAGACTTATACCATCGACTTCTATTTGCCAGAACAAGAATGCTTCTGGGAAGTAAAGGGATGGTTTGGGCCTCAAGCTAAAAAGACCGTCAACCTATTTCGGGACAAATATCCCGAAGTCCCGCTCGTCGTTGCTGACAAGTATGTTCTCAAGGCGATGGGCATCATATCGCCAACACTCAGATAGGAGATTCAAATGGCAGTCGGGGCCTGGACTTTTTACAATCGTTTTAAGAGAAACCTTGGGCAAGCATTCCCGATCAATCTTGGCAGCGGCAACTTCCGCATCGCCCTCTACACATCGGCGTCGAATGCCGCGACGGCGACGCTATCGATCATATCGAGCATTACCGGCGAGGTGACGGAGGCAAACGGTTACTCGTCATCCGGCAAGGCCCTGGCTTCAAAGACATGGACGGCCGGCGCCTCGGGCGGGCAAATGCGATTCAACGCGGCGGCGACGGTGTGGACCGGCACCGGCGGCACCATCTCGAACATCAAGTTTGCGGTGATATGGGCATCGGGGGCTTCGGCCATCGCCCGCAAATTGGTTTGCTATAGCCAACTGTCAACGGCGCAATTTAACCTGACCATCAACAATACCTTGACCATAACTCCTGCGGCCACGGGTATTTTCAATCTCGCGGGTTAAATTCCATGCAAGAGAAACAGTCCGCACAGGGCCGTGAGGTCGTGCATGACGAGGCCGCGCTTTGCATCAAGACTGATCCGCCAAAGGTGCGCGTCAAGCCAAAGCCTGATGCGCCCATAGCGATCATGCCACCGACAGCCACATTTGGAGTTGGGTGAATGGCTTATTATGACACGCTCATAGCGGCATGGAATAATCCGACGCAGCCGCCACCGGGCGTTGTCGGCACCGGACTCAATCCGGCGTGGAGCACGAGCCAGAAAGTAACAACCATCAATGGATGGAAGGTTGCTCCCGCCGCGCAGCCGATGCTCATTCCCACCTACAAACTTTATAATTGTCTGGTTGCAGCGGAATGGGCGGCGTTGACCGATGTACAGCGGCAAAACGTGCGTGACATCTTCATGTTGGGCACAACCGACGGATCGGTTGGCACGGCAACGCGATCGACGTTGCTGTCGACATTTGGTGCGGCAACACAGACGCGGGCTAATCTCATAACGCTGACGACGCAATTTGATACGCCAAGCAATGTCGATTGGTGTTCCGTGAACGGCTATCCAACCTATGGCCCGCAAGGTCCGGGTAATCTCTCAACCTCGGACGCGGCAAACGCGGGGTTAGTCTGATGTCAACCGAACTCTGGACAACGCCCAGTGCTTATGCCGATGCATTTAGCACGGCCACTTTAAACAGCATCGCCAGTGGCAATTCGATACTGTCTGATTTGGCATTGACCAATACTAATGGCGACATTTTTTGCGATGTTAGTTTCAATTTAGCGTCGGCCTCTTTCCTCGCGCCCAATTTCATTGGGATTTTTATTTATCCATTGAACAAGGACACATCCACTTATGGTGACGGCAGGTTTGGCACTTCCGCGGCGGGCATACCATCTGGCTATCCCGGTATCAGTGTCGGGATAACCCCAACTACGGCGGCGCAATCCGGTACAGTATCGAGGTTGTTGTTACCGGCCAAGGGATGCGGCTATAAATTCGTATTGTATAATGGTGGAGGCGTCACCTTCGCGAGTTCCGCCAATACCTGCCAATATAGAAGCTACAATAGGGCCGTAGTCTGATGGCCCGATATTTGACTAACGCAACACCAGACAAAATAAATTTTGGTACGAATATTCAAGGTCCCGCGGCGCTGACGATGGCATTATGGTTTTGTCCTCCGTCTAATTGGGCCTCTCTTCCGGCTTATCTAAACATAGCCGTTCGCAGGATCGCCGGAAATGCGAATTACTCCATACTGTCTGGCGGCTCTTCAAAATTATCGTATTATTGGAAAGGCAATGCCGCTTTTATCGACCCCGGCAGCATTACCCTTAGTGCGGGCAAGTGGGCGCATCTAGCGGCCAGCTATGATTCAGTGAGTGGTCTGCAAACGTGGGTCAATGCCGTATCTAACGGCACCGCTGCCCCTAGCGGCGGCGGATTGGGTAATGATATCGGAAAATCACTCTGTATCGGTCAGGAAGTTGATGCGGCTATTAACGGTGTTGCCGGCAGCACCTATGTCGATTTTGCGTTATGGAATGTAACACTTACCCAGAATGAAATAATGCTTTTAAGTTTCGGTGTTAGGCCATTATTTATCAGGCCAGAAGCACTTATTGGATATTGGCCTATCACCGGCTTGGGACTTTATGAAACAGACAAATCCAGTTATGGAAACAATGGAACGGTTATTGGTGGTGCGCTTGCGCCTGACCCGCCATTTTTAGCTAGAAATATAATACTTGGATCGCCCGACGAGGGTGAGATGTCGATGTTGCCGGGGCCGCCGGCACTGCGTCAAAAGCACTTCCGTTTCCGCACCGACACCGCTGCCGCTGATGCCACGCCGACATGGGGTGCGCTAGAGGACGCCAATTAGATGGCATTCAATCCGGGCACGGCAACATTCCGCATCCGCTTCAGCATAGCCAATACGGATGTCACCGCGAGCGGCGCGACATTGTTTGAATTATATATGTCGAAGAACGGTGGCGCCTATGCGCCGGTGACCACTACATCCACCAACGGCGTGAAGTCCACCGATGCCGGGTCGGATGTCGATAATACGATCATAACAATTCCACGCCTTACCGCAGGCGCCTAAACACTCGGAAGGATATTCTAATGTCACGGCAATATTTTGATGATACCCTTACCGAACCGATCAACGCGGATTTCACCACAATTACCGCCACGACTGAGACGGTTCTCATTCCGACCGTTTACACGCCGATCAATGCTATGGAACCGAGGGCTGGAAAAGTTTACGAGCTGCTTGTTGGAGGGACCTGCACCACTGGCGCGGCGGGAACGCTAACCATCACTCCGCGCTATGGGACGGTTATCGGCGGCGTAAGTATTGGTGCTTCGGGAGCGCAGAACTATGTTCCCTCGATCACGACCGCGCCTTTTCTACTGCGTTACCTTCTGATGTTCCGCTCGATTGGCATCGCCGGAGCGAACTCAGTGATTTACGGCTGTGGACAATGGTTGTCTGGTGGTGCGGTCGCTACAGCGGCGAGCCAAACATCTGTCAATATCGCCGGGACCGCAACGGCTTCCGTGGATACGTCAATCGCATCGGCGCTCTGGATGGGTGTCACCTTCTCTATTGCACCCTCGGTCATTCCAAAGTTTCACGTATGGCGATCGCTGAACTAGCATGACATGCCAAAGACTCTTGGCCCGCATGCGGGAGGACCTGGCAGAGGCATAGGTTTCTGGGCACAACAGCCCATATTGATCCCGGTCGATATTCCGGCAAGTCCGGCAAGCGCGGCTCTTGCATTATCTAGTAATACGGCGGCGAAAGTAACGTTTGTCGCCGGGCAATATGATGAGACCGGCGAGACTGCCAGCATCACCCTGGCGCCGGCGCCGTCCTATACCGAGATCGAATTCGGTATTGTTCTCGACTATGCAAACCTGGCGCTTGGAGACCGCCTAGACTTTCAGATTTATGCCAACGGCGTTGCGATATCCTATGACGTAACGCCGGAACTAATTGCCGCCGCATTACCGGCAGTCGCCAGCCTTGCGCTGTCGTC